AGGCGCTCCTGTCATTATAGTTGCTCTATTTCCTCTTGGACTACTTGCTCCTGCATTCCAAGTAAATGTTTTATTATTATGAATTGTTGCAACTAATATTTGTCCAAAGTTATCTAAACTCCAGAAGCCTGGATCCAGAGTCACTCCACCTACTGATCTTTCAGTTCCCCATGTTTCATCTGACCAAGAAGATGTGCCCCAACCATAACCTGCTGTTTGAAAAGTTGGACCTACAATTACATAAGGATCAATTGCTGCTGAACCTGTACCAGATGTAGTACCTGCAGAATTAGTAGGCATTGTAATTTCAAAAGTATTTTCTGTTACATTTGATATTTCAAAAGTATTATCTTCAAAATCAGATGTTGCATAACCTGATCCCGTTGGGACAGTTACACTTGAAAATGTTACATATCTTCCATCTAATAAACCATGAGCAGTTTTATTAACTGTAACTGTTGTAGAACCAGATGTCGCATCAAAATCAGCTCCAGTAATTGCTGTATCTAATGGAGTAATGTCGTAAAAAGCTTCTCCATAATATAAAAATAAACCTTGTGATGTACCTATTGCAGCATACTTTTCACCTGCTAGAGATGTCCAAGTATGTTGTGCACGTGCGGCTCCCGGTAAAGTTTTACCTGAAATACTTAATTGATTCCAACCGCCTATTTTCTCAGGGAGTCCATATCTAAATCTAACAAAATCACCATCGACCCACTGAGACTCGCCTCCGGAATCCGTGACCATCTTGTTAAAACCAGGCTTGAAATTTAATTTTTGTAGCATATAACCTACTATATAATACTTATGAATATAATGAAAGCGAGAATAATCTGGTTTCCCGAACGTCTATCATACATAGATTTTGACTCATTACAAGATAAAATGGAATGGAATCATGAGCATTTAAAAACTGTTCGTAAATACATGAAGGAAGATGGATTGTTATTTCCTGCAGTATTTAAAGATGATGAAATTCATTGTGGTCATTATAGATTTAAGGTAGCAAAAGAAATGGGTTATGATGGTATTGAAGCTTATAAAGTTAATACTTACAAAGAAGTTCTGCAATTGACTAATTTTAGTGAATTATGTTATAATCACTACAAAGAATATAAAGAAAAAAACTATGTATGAATCATTAACAGAAGCAACTAAATTTCATGCTGTAAACCAAGACCATTGGGCTGGTGAAGCATTAGCAGAATATAAACATAATATTTTTAATGTAATCAAAGAAAATAATATAAAAACTATTTTAGATTATGGATGCGGTAAAGCAAAATTTCATTCTATTTTATTTAATAATAAAAAAGTTCCAGGTTCACCTATGGGTATAAATATAACTCCATACGATCCTGCTGTTGCAAAATTTTCAAATAAACCAACTGGACAATATGATTTAGTTATTTGTATAGATGTAATGGAACATGTTCAAGAAGATAAAGTGGAGGAAGTTTTAAAAGATATATTTAATTATAGTAATAAAATATTTTTAACTATTACTTGTTACCCAGCAACTCAAATATTATTGAATGGCAAAAATGCACACTATACTATTAAAGAACCTGATTGGTGGAAAGAAAAATTAAAACCTTATGATGGTAATTATATTGCAATATTTCAAACCATGCCTGATAGAGGTGGTAAAAAAGTTAATAAAGAAGAATGGAAACCTAATGCAATTACATTAAAAAAATTAGAAAAAAATGATAAAACATTAGATGAAAGTCAAAAAGAAAAAGCAAAACTACTTTAATGGAAGAATATTTTAATGGATGAAAAAACATTTCACATAGAAGATTATATAGCTACATATGATAACTATATTACAAAAGAAGAATGTAATAAAGCTATTAAATTATTTGAAGATCAAAATAAATTTAATAAAACTTTTAATAGAATTAGGTCTGAAGGAACTGAAATTTTAACAAAATCTGATAATCAATTTTTTGGATTGTCTAGTAATCTAGACATATGGTGGGAAGAACTAAAAACAATAATATTAAATTTTGATATAGCATGGAATCATTATGGTAAACACACTGGCGCTATTCAATCTTATGGCAATATTCCTTTTCATTATACTAATTTAAAAATACAAAAAACATTACCGAAAGAGGGTTATCATATTTGGCATGTTGAACATGGAGCTTCTTATATAGATTCTTCTAGAGCTTTTGTATTTTCTATTTATTTAAATGATGTTGAAGAAGGTGGAGAAACAGAATTTTTAAATTTTTCAAAAAGAGTAAAACCTAAAGCTGGTAGAATAGTTATTTGGCCTGCGGCTTTTCCATATGTTCATAGAGGTAATCCACCATTAGCAGGGGAAAAATATATTTTAACATCTTGGATGGTGATGAAATAAATGTCTTTTAATCACGAAATAAAAAATCTTAAATTTCATATAAACAAATTAGTTCCTAAAGACGTTTGTAGATCTTTTATAGATTATTTTGAAAACAACTCAAAATATTATGGTATAGAAAAAAGCTATAAAAATAACTCAAAGGAAATTGAATTTGATAATTTTACATGTATCAATTTAAATACTGTACCTAAAACAGATAAAAAAGCTGTAGAACTTTTTACGTTAGCAAGACTTTATATTTCTATAATGATAACAAATTATGTTTTACATATTAAAAAAGATATCTGTCCTACATATAATGTAAACTTTATATCTAAAACAAGTAATATTCGTATATTAAGATATGAAAAGGGACAATGTATAAAAGATCATTGTGATGTTGGAGATAGGATAAGAGCGTCTTGTACATTAAATTTAAATGAAGATTACGAAGGTGGTGAGTTTAGATTTTTTAATGGTCAAATAAAACACTCTTTTAAAACAGGGGATGCTATGATATTTCCTGCGGAACCTATTTGGGATCACGGTACAGAACCTATTACAAAAGGTGTAAGATATTCAATTAATTGTTTTTTACAGTCATGAATTTAATATATTCAATACCAGATAAATTTTATTATATACAAAATTTTTTAGATTATCCTGCTTATAAAAAATTACATTATGATGTTTTTAAAAGTAAATTAGTTAATTTAAAATCCACTGAAACCGAATGGGGAAAAGAGTTACAATATGGACTTAAAAGTTTTGTTGATAGAACTAGTTTAAAAACAAATTATACTCCTCTTGAAAAAATTAAAATACTTTTAGAACATAATTCGTTTCATAAAGTAAAAATAAAAAATTTTGCTCCAATGATTCATTCAATGAAAGATGGCTCAGGTATTAATTGGCATGATGATCATTGCTATGAATATGGAATTACTTATTATATAAATAGACGTTGGAATGAATATTTTGGAGGAGAATTTTTATTTAAAGACAAATATAGTAATGGTTTTATTCCTATAGTAGGAAATTCAATTATTATAGTAAAGGCTCCTTTAAAACATAAAGTGGCACCTGTACAAAAACCACTTGTTGCTAGAAAAACAATTCAAATTTTTGTAGAAAAATAAAATTAAGTTTTTATAATATAAATTATAGTTAGATAAGGTTGCACAACCGAAGTTGCATCTCCTGTAAAATTCGCACTCATATTATGTGCGTGTCCACTCCCTGAACCCGTGTTAGCTGATGTTCCCATTATATATGCTGTTTGAACTGTTGATGGTGGACTCGCACCTCGATATCTACCTGGAATAGGCATCTCTGGATTTGCTCCTCCATTGTGAGTATGACTAGCTATTTGAGAATTAGATAATGTGGCATTTGCTGTTGAACCACCAACGTTTCCTGTTGCACTAACTGTATTTGCTCCACCGGTTGAAGCTAAAGCTTTAGTACCTGATTTACTTATTGTTACATTGTCTTGTAAGTCTGGAACATTAAAAGTAGTTGAACCATTACCTGAACCGTACGTAGTACCAATTATTGCAAAGAGAGCAGAGTAAGTTGATCTTGAGACTGCGGTACCGTCACATTCTAAGTATCCTGAAGGTATTGAAGAGTCTGACCATGGTACAATAGTCGCTGTTGGAATACCTTCAATTCCAGTTATATTAGCCCCACTATAGTCGTATTTAGTTGCTTCGTAATTTGCCATTTTTTTCCTACGTTTTAATTATATACATTACTGTTAAATAAGGTTGCACAATCGAAGTTGCATCTCCTGTAAAATTAGCACTCATATTATGTGAGTGTCCACTTCCCGATCCAGTGTTTCCTGAATTTGTAGGAGTTGCTATTGGATAAGATGGGCCAGGGTTAACCTGGGATTGTGGACTTTTACTAACTATACCTTTTGGGTGTGAATGAGAAGCAAGTTCAGCGCTAGTTAAACTGTGATTCGCTGTTGAACCAGCAACGTTTCCTGTTGTAGTAGCCGTATTAGCTCCACCGGTTGAACCTAAAGCTTTAGTGCCTGATTTACTTACTGCAACGTTATCTTGTAAATCCGGTACGTTAAAAGTAGTTGAACCATTACCTGAACCGTACGTAGTACCAATTATTGCAAAGAGAGCAGAGTAAGTAGTTCTTGAAACCCCAGAACCGTTACATTCTAAATATCCTGCTGGTGCAGTTGAATCTGACCATGGAATAATAGTTGCGGTTGGAATACCTTCAATATCTTGAAGATTTGCTGCATCAAAATCGTATTTAGTTGCTTCGTAATTTGCCATTTTTTTCCTACGTTTTAATTATATACAGTACTGTTAAATAAGGTTGCAAAACCGAAGTTGCATCTCCTATAAAATTAGCACTCATATTATGAGAATGAGATCCACTGCCTCCAGAATTACCTATATTAGGATTTGGATTAGCCCTATTATTACCCTGAGTCTCTGGTGTACTACCAGGAGGAGGACTAAATACTGCAGAACCTGAATGACTATGGGAAGCAAGTTGTGATTCTGTTATTGTAGCATTGGCTGATGAACCACCGACGTTTCCAGTTTTAGTTACTGTATTTGCTCCACCAGTTGATCCTACAGCTTTGGTATCTGATTTTCCAATTAGAATATTATCTTGTAAGTCTGGAATATTAAAAGTAGTTGAACCATTACCTGATCCATAAGTAGTTCCAATTATTGCAAAAAGAGCAGAATAAGTAGTTCTTGAAACCCCAGAACCGTCACATTCTAAAAAACCCGAAGGAATAGATGAATCACTCCATGGTATAATAGTTGCTGTTGGAATACCTTCAATTCCTACAAGGTTAGCACCATCATAATCATATTTAGTTGCCTCGTAATTTGACATTCATCCTCCTAAGAAGAATAAGACGCAGGTCTTGCACCTAATCTAGTATTTTTTTCAGTTTCAGTTTCGTCTCTAAAAGTTCCAGAATCTACTGGATCTTCAATTGATAAAATATCATTATCCCAATTAGATTGTAATTGTGCTAAATGCGCTTCATCCCATTTATTAATAAATTGATTTATGTCTCCAATATTAGCTTCAGCAAAAGATGTATGTGGCGTTTCATCTCTATACTCTACTTCGTCTAAAGTATTTGATGTTCCATGTTGAATAGCCCAGATATTTGAAAATTTAGAATCAGACCAAAAAGAATCATCAGATATAATATATCCAACACCTTCACTAGCACCTTCAGCATGATTTTTAATTACTAATTTATCATCAAAAACTATTGTCCAATTTCCTTTAGCAGCCATATTTTATTTCTCCCTATAAGTCCAACCTGTTGTAGCGTCTCCAGAATATACTAAACTAAAACCAGCACCTTGAGTATTAACTGTAAGGTCAGCTGCAGAGTTAGCTATATTAGAGCTATTTCTTCCAACGGTTAATGCGTTTGTATTAAAATCATATCCTTGGTCAATAACAGATACTTCATCTCCAGTGTTTGGAGATGCTGGTAAAGTTAAAGTAAATGCTCCACCATTTGTATTTGCTAAAATTTGTGCTCCAGCTTGAATTGTTTCAGCTGAAGATATTGCTCTCCATTTTCTTAGTTCTGAAGATTTATAAACATTAGTTCCGTCTGACCATAAAGTATAAGAATGACCTTCACATAAAAGAACACCTGTACCAGATGTAGTTTTAAAAGTTAAAGTATAACCTGCGTGATCAGTTCCATCTTCAACTATATATGTTTTTTCAACTGAATCTGGAATAGTAACATTTAAATTACCTTCAAGAGTTCCAGTTAATTTAATAACTTCATTCTTACCATTTGATAAAGCACCATTTGTGAAAGTTAAAGCTCTACTAGCATTAGTTACGTTTAATGCATCATAACCACCAATTGCTTGTTCAAGAATTAGTAAGTTAGTATTTGTAATTTGTCCCCAAGTTCCTGAATTTTCTCCAGTCGCTTGAACAGTTAATTTTAAATTAGCTGATGTTGAATTTGCCATATTTTAAATTCCTTATTTGTTTTAATTTACTAAAAATTAGAGTTTATGTCAAACTCTTTATGCAGCTACTTCTACCCATCCTGGAGGATCTACTGGGGCTGTTCCAGTATCTACTTGATTCCAGATTAAAGTTTTATTAGTTCCTAAAGCCGTTGTCAAGTCAAAACCTGTTAAATTTACATTAGCAAATCCTTTAGCTGTAATACTACCTAAGTCAGCTGACATAGATATTCCAGTTACATCCACTAAAGTTACTGCATCTAAGGTACCTACTCCAAGAGTAGTTCCAAAACCTTCTCCAATAACTGTTACATTAGCGTCTGCAATAACTACTGTACCAACTGCTAAATCAGCTTCAAAACCAATACCAGTGACTTCGGCATCAGGAGCAGGATCAACTGTTCCTTCTTCTGCAGTCATTTCTTCACCGGTTACATCTATATCAGCTGTACCGGTAATATCTAAAGTTCCTACATTAGCTGATAATGCAATACCTGTTAAATCTACTTGTTCCCATTCACCTGTTGCACCCCATTCAAACTGTCCATAAAAATATCTACCCCAACCTTCTAAGTTGTAAGCTTCAACACTACCTACTGAAGCAGTGCCTCCTATACCTTCTAACATTGCATCAGGGCCAGCGTCAGCTATTCCTAAGTTTGCAGTTGCACCAAAACCTGTTAATTCTATTTCAAAAGAAATTTCTATAGACTCATCACCTTGTGATGCAGTCATTGGTAGTGAAGTTGGAACTTGACTTACGTCTATTGATATTGCTTCATCACCTAATGAAGCAGACATTGAAATACCTGAAAGAACAACATCTCCTTGTTCACCCCAAGCATTTTCTCCCCAAGTGAGTCTACCCCAACCAGCGTTTATTTCGCCATCAGCAGTTTCATCACCTAAAGAACTTGTTAAAGCAAAACTTCCTAATAATACAATTTGATCAGGAGCACCCCAGGCTCTTGAACTCCAAAGATCTCTACCCCAACCAAATTCTACTGTAGAAGTAGAATCAACTGTTCCTAAGTTAGAAGACGCACCTATGCCGTTAACAGAAACCGTAGAATCATTTTGTAATCCCCAGTCTCCTGTGTTCCAAGTAAGTGTACCCCAAGTTGCCATAGGAAATTATCTCCTATGATTAACCTGATATTCTAAGAATCGCTGCTGATGTTGTAAAAGCTGGAAACTGAATTGTGAAAGTTCCTGATGTCGCTGTTTTATCTGCTCCAAAATCTAAAGCTGCAACAGCTGCATTCGTTACAGTTGCTGAAGTGTTATAGATTAAAGCTCCTCTAGCAGTCAAAGTCACACCAGTGAATGATCTATCAGCATAGTCAACAATCGCAACACCTGATGCAATAGAAGTTCCTAAATTAGATAGTGCTCCACCGCCTGATACGTATTGTCCACTGTTAGCAACTTCATTAGTTGTAGTGAATGAAGTAGTTGCTGAGTTTAGAGTTGCTGAAGAAGTATAAAGAGCGATTTTAAACTTGTCACCACCAGTTTGCTTAAAGTTGTGTTCAGCTTCTAATAATTCTTTTTTAAAAGAATTAGCAAGTGCTTGTGTTATAGCCATAGTTTTATCTCCTTATTATTATTTTCCGCCGATTCGAGGAACACCTGATTGATATTCATCTCTTCGTCTTCTTCCCATTTGTTCAACTGAGAAGCCTTCTAACACTTGTTTATACTTTCCTTCGTATAATTGCAAGAGATCATTTGGCCCCTTTAAAAATGAAAATGCTTCTACCAAGCATGCATATAATAGTCCGTTGGGAAAATTCTTACTAATATATGTAGTCGTATTTGTACTCGATAAACCAGGATCTTTCAAGATATAATTTAACTGAATTTCATAAGTAGCGTCTGGAGTAGGAGCCACTACAATAGTATTCTCGTTCCACATACTGTAGTATTTTGGAACTCCTGTAGCACCTGTTGAATTATACTCTGACATATAACTCGTATCTCTATATTCTAAAAATTCTCTATTATCTGCAGAACCTACACCGTCAGAATCTACTATTTGAGCTGATCTAACGACTAATAAATTATCTGGAACATCAATAAATCTATTTGAAGTAGCTAAATTAGCTGTTGCATATCTTCTATTATTATCAGAGTCTACATCTCTAAGAAGTCTAAATTCAGCGTCTGATATAAATCCATCTACAATAGTAGATGTTAAAACATTACTATCTACTTCTGTGTAATCTCTAATTTTTTGTACTAGTTCTGCGTATGTCATTATGGTGTTAATGTTACTGGACCAGCGGTCGCAGTCATTCCTCCTGAGTCTCCTGTTAGCGTTGCATTACTTCCGCAGTTAAAACTATAACTATTTGTATTAATAACTGTTATACTAAACCCTGAAGCATTTTCAAACAAAGAAAAATTTAATCCACCTGGACTTCCATCTACATTTCTAAATACAACAATATCATCTGTAGATCTTTGATGATTAGGTTCTGTAACTGTTACAATACTTGACCCTGAAGTAAAATTAAATGGATTACTAGGTAATAAACTTTCTGTTTCAGGTTCAACTCTAGCAGGTCTTGCAAATTGTAAACCTTGTGGATCAGCAACTGTTGGTTTAGGTTCTAATTGTGGTTGCTTAGGTTCAAATTCTGAAACATGTACCCTTGAACCATTCCATTCAACAACCATTTCTTTATATGGAAAAGCCATACCTGATCGGTCTGAAATAAATTGTGCGTATTTTCCGTTTGATCTAGACATTTGGATAATAAGTTTTTGGAGTTATAAATGTACTAGATGAAGAACCATCTTCTTCAAGAGCTCTTTGTAATTCATCTTCATATAATAACTTCATTTGTTGAGTTAATTCTGGTTTAAATTTTTGTGATAAATAATATGAAAGTCCTGATACCATACAAGGTACAAATCTGTAAGGTACATCTGCATTATTTGTATAGTTCCCTGCATCCTGAATCCGGCTAACATAATAGTAGTTAAGAAAGTTTCCGGCTTCAGTGCTTCCTGGAGTTAAATATAAAGTGATAGTTACTTTATCTATAAATCTTTGTACAAAATATTGTGTTGGAGTTCCTTCTTGTGTTTTAGAAGATAGACCTTGATAAATTGATCTATTAATTTTTGTTAAAGAAAAATCAACTCCAGAAGAATTTCTATAAACGGCTTCTAAAATATCATCTACACCATACACTGCTGTTGCATCTGATGTACCATCAGTTGCTGATCTATACATTGTATATTCTGCTTGACCATCAACTAATGTAATTGAATTATTTTTTACTTCCCAAAAATGCAAACCTCTGTTGCCCCATTCTTGAAACATTATGTTTAAAGAACGTCTAGCTGTTTTTATATCATTACCTGAATAATCAAATCTACCTATACGTTCATAGGCTTCAGTGATTATATCATCGATATAAAAACCTGATTCAAAGGTTGTAGTTCCAGAAGTTGCCATTTAGACCTTACTTATCTATTAATAGAGTGGCTGCAACATCCGCACCAATTGCATTTACAGTCATAAAACTTTTAAATAATATTCCGTCTTCCGGCATATTAAATGCAAATACATCTCCTGCTGGACAACTTGATATAAATTGAGTTCCATCTTCATCTTGTAGAGTAATAGATTGAACAGTCGAAGCATTTGTATTTTCTACAATGATTCCTCTTAATCTAGTTCTACCAGCGAAAACAGATCCAGTTGAGTCAACTCTTATTGCTTTTACGTCACCTTTAGCTGCCATATTTTTTCTCCTTAGTATTTTATGTGTGGGCCGAAGCCCACACTAATTAATTAACTTGATGTAACGTCTGTACCAGTAATTACTTGTTTCCAAGTAGTACCATCAGAAAAAGCATAAGTAGCGTTTCCTGTGTAACCATTCGCAACATAAACCATCAATGCTTCATTATTTACTGCACTTAAAGTTTCGCCGGCTCTTGAGCCAGTAGCGATTGTAAGTGTAGATGTATTTGAAACAGTCCAAGCAACAGTTCCACCTTGTTGTGTGTCATCTGTACCTGTGTGTGGGTTAACGTTTGCTCCACCAATAAACCCGTTAAGGGCTACTACTGGACCTTTAAATGTAGTGTTTGCCATGATTGTTCTCCTAGTTAAATTCTACATAGTCTCTAGGCCGTCGACTATACGCGTCTATGCAGAATATTAATTTATGTATAGTAGTTAATTTATATACTAGATTTTAATAGAGTGCAAGAGATCCCTAGGAATGATTAACGTTTCAGCAATATAAAGTCCTAATTAACCAGCGTAAAGATGAATTTCACCATCTCTAGGATTGCTGTGGACTTCCTCTTCTTGTTGTCTGATGATTGATCTAATAACTATTTTGATCTCATCACCAATAACAGACATTTCAGGTGTTATTTGTCCTTTGTTTTCAAGAAACAACTCGTTCCATTTAGATTCGAGTTTCAGTTTCTTTGCGAACAGTACCATGTTGTCCTGAGCCATTTGTAACCTCCTCATAGGTTATATAAAAATCACTTCCAGCACCTTGGTACTGTAGATCATTTTTTTCCCATTTTATATCAGATTTTCCTAAAAAGTCAATAATGGGTTTATTTAGCTCGTCCGCATTATTTATCTCTTTTTCACTTTCAATTTCAAAACTAGTTTGAAGATATTTTGTAAATATTTGTACTTTGTATTTATATTGAGTCATTTTTTCTTTCTATATTTTAAATGAGGCGGGATTGTGTCCCGCCTCAAACTTATTAAGTATTATGCACCTTCAACGCCGAAGATACCTCTGTAGTCAGAAACTCCAAAAGAGTATCTTTCTCTAGCTTTGTATCTTACGTTACCAGTATCAAAGTCACCTTCCATTGCAGTCTTGATAGACGCTCTGTCAAAGTACTTCATACCATTTGGCACGTCAGTGATAATGTAGAACGCATCTGGGTCAGTTAAGAAATTGTTCACTCTGTAACCTTGAGGAACCATTCCCATAGACGCAATTGCGTTAATATCATTATCAGCAGTTCCAACTCTACCTTGAGATTTCATCAATCTCTCAGCAGTAAATTGAAGCTCAGAAGGAACGATCATTTTCACTCCTCTAGCAGCAATTTTAAGACCTCTTTCGTCAGTCATTGCAGCAATGTCAATTAAAGACTGCTCCAATGAAGTTTCGTTAAGGTCGGCTTGAGTTGCTAAAGTGTTAGCAACTGTACCTGCGATTGTTGGGTGA